CGTAGCGGAGGGCATGGCGGCGGCGGCCGTGGTTCCTCCTCCTCCGGTCGCTCCTCTTCCGGCGGTGGTCGCTCTGGAGGCGCCGGTGGCGGCTATCGCCCGGTCGGAGATCTGGACGACGAGATCCCGTTCTGATGCTATGGAAAATATCCGTCTATTTTGCATTTTTTGGTTTGGAAATTTTCCGAACCGTGCTATCCATCTTCTCACAGGCGGCGACGGAGCCGCGCAAGACGGAGTGAAGAAGATGGCTCTCAAGTTCGTGTGGAACGGCATCAAGGGTTCGGACGGCAAGCTTCAGCCGGCGTCGTACTCCGACGGCCCTCTGATCAACTACCCCGCCGGGACGCTGACCATCTACGCGAAGAACTACCGCCGCTTCTCTGCCGAGGTCCGCGAGGCGTTCACCGTCGAGAACAACAGCGACGGCATGACGGACTATTTCGAGGAGGATCACATCCGCGTCCTTCCCGGTCATCCGCTCTATGACGCCGTCAAGGCCGCCGTCGACGCGCAGACCGCCCACTTCGATCGGATGCAGGCCAAGCGCACGGCCCGGTGGGCGGCTCGCCGCGCCGCCTGATCTCGAACGGCGGGGCGTTGAGCCCCGCCTCAACTACGAGGGGTTCGAGCATGTCGGCGTTTCAGACCTGGGCTGTTTCTCCGCCGGTTCCAGTTCCGGCCTGCCCGGAAGGGCAAGACGAGCGGGCGCACCGTCTCCGCGTTCTTGCCGACCGGGCGAAGTATCTGGCGTCCGCGATCGAGGCTTCCCTTCGGGCGTGCGACGCTCGCGCGAGCCTGACGCCTGGATCGTCGCGCGCTCGCGTGACGTCCGCCAATGCCAAGTGGGCTCGCGCGGCGGAAGACCGCGACCGGGCCGAGCGCAATTTCGATGAGGCCCTGACCGCAGCCGGCTACGTGGCGGCCTGAAGGCCCCACGCCAATCCGAGGGAAACCTGATGATCTGGAAACCGTGGGGAGAGCATCCCAAGGGAACGCCGGTGCTCGCCGGCTGGCGCTATCCGGACATGTGGCGGTTTGCCGTCGCCATGGAGGAGACCGGCCGCCGTGCCGGTCGGATCTACGCCGGCTTGTCCGACACCACCGACGACCCGCCGACGATGTTCGCGGAGATCACCCTTCCGGGTTCAGAGCCGACGCCCGGCCCCTACCATCAGAACGGGTTCTGCCTCGGCGTGGTGATCGCGATCCACGATGGCCCGGACGCCGACGGACACCACTACGTCGACGGCCGTCATCAGCACACCGTCGCGACCTGCGAACGCGTCGAAGACGCCGCGCAGATCGTGCGCGCTCTGAACGCCTACGACCCGATGCTCGAGATCCTGAAGACGACCGCCGGCAACATCCGTTCGCTCGGGCCGGCGGGCAAGATCGCCACCGACTACGAGGTGTGGCTCGCCGAGGTCGAGGCGGCCATCGCGAAGGCGGAGGGCTGATCGATGCCCTTCCCGTTCGGTCGCTTCACAATCTTCAAGACGGCAGGGGTTGGCAAGTCCGAGACCCTGACGTCGTGCCTCGCTTCCGGCGAGGTCTCGGAGTTCGACATGGTGGCCTTCCTTGAGGAGGAGCGCGCGGCCCTCGCCGCCGCCCTGTCCGCGCCGCCGGATCTCATGAGCACCACCGCCCCGCCGCCGCGCTGGATGCCGGGGGACTTCAAACCGTCGTGGTCGATCTCCGATCTCCGCGCCTTTGGCTTCGGCTGGCGGGCGATCGAAAACCTCACCATGGCCGGGCCTGTGAAGTGGGAGCCCGGCGAGCGCGAACGCCTCTTGGGGGAAGCACCATGAAGGACGACGAGACGTCCGCTCAATCAGGCGATTGGGCCGATCGGCTTGCCGGGCACGTTCTCGGCACGCACTGCGCCTGCTACGCCGAGGCGTGGCCGGCGTCGACCTGCGACACCGAGCGCTTCAACTGCGCGGTGCTCATTCGGTCGTTCTTCGCTGCGAATGGACTTGCCGTAGTTCCTCGTGAGCCGACCGTCGGCATGGTCGAGGCGGCGATCCGATCGCTTCGCCTCACCAAGAGCGCAACCGAGGAGGCGGTGAAACTGGCGCGTCTCGTCGGCGGCCCGCACGAGCCGGGATGTGCCGTGACAATCCGAGCCGCTATCGCCGCCGGCGAGAAGGAGATCGCCCCATGATCACCGACGAAATGGTCAAGGCCGCCGAGGACGAGGGCGCCATGTGGTGCAGCGGCGCGAAGCACGACCGCCGGGGCTCGGTGTGGAGCGTCATCCGCGACGACGTCGTGATCTCGGAACACCCGAGCGACGACGAGATGAGCATCGCCCTCGCCAAGGCCCGCACGCGCGCGATGCTCGAGGCCGCCGAGCGCGCCGCATGGCTCCCGATCGACACCGCGCCGACCGATCCGAGGGCATCGTTCCTCGTGACCGGTCACCGTTGGGGATACCCCGCGAAGGGCCGGTTCTACGAGCGTGCGTGCTTCTTCGAGGGCGACTTCCACGGCATCGACCCGGAGACCGACGAGCCGTGCGACGCCACCTTCGACTATCTGACGCACTGGCGCCCCGAGCCGACGCTCGAGGACTTCGGGGAGGAGGCTTGACCATGGCTCCGAAATTCGCAGAGGGGACGAGCGTCCCCGTCGAGAGAACTCGGATCGAGATCGAGGAGACGATCCGCCGGTTCCGCGCCGACAGCTTCGTCTCCGGCTACGAGGAGCGGACCGCGTTCATCGCGTTCCGCGCCCGCGGCCGCATGGTCCGCCTGACCCTCACCATGCCCGACCCCGCGCACCCGTCGTTCTGGAAGACCGACGCCGGCCGGGCTCGCACCGCCGAGGGTGCCAGATCTGCCTATGAGGCGGAGTGTCGCCGGCGCTGGCGAGCGCTCGGTCTCCTCGTCAAGGCGAAGGTTGCGGCCGTCGCCGAGGGCATCGTGACGTTCGAGGAGGAGTTCCTTCCGCACATCGTCCTTGCCGATGGGTCGACGGTCTATCAGGCCGCGCGCGGCCCGCTGGCGGTCGCCTACGAGACAGGCGAAATGCCGCGGCTCATCCCGGGTCCGAGCAAGGGGTGACGGCGATGACGACCAGCGACACGGCGCCGCGCCGCATCCAACGCCGCCGGGCGAAAGGCTGGCGCCTCCCCGAAGGTGCCGTGATCGTCGACCGTTCGACCCCGTGGGGAAACCCTTTCGTCGCCGGCCGCGACGGAACTTCGGTCGAGGTCGTCGACCTCTATCGATACCTTCTCGTCGGCCTCGTGTGCGCGTCGCACGGCCCGTCCGTTGATGAGCAGATGGCGGCTCGCCGCCATGTCGTCGCACATCTCGAGGAGATCCGAGGGCGCGATCTCGCCTGCTGGTGTCGCCCCGGCGCGCCGTGTCATGCCGACGTGCTGCTCGACCTCGCGAACCGGCCACGGTGCGAGGAGGTGACGCCGTGAAGTACCTCATCATCAAGTGCGCTTTCTGCAACCGCGCGGTGGAACTCGTCGAGGTGACCGAGGCGCCAGAGGTGCCGGGTTGGCGGATCGTGGTGCGCTGCCACGGCGCCCGCGAGGAGATGGTGCTCGGTTGTGACGAGGTGAACCAGATCGGGCGCGGCGCCGGCATCGTCGACGCGACTGCGTTTCGATCGGTCGCCATGATCCCGGTGAGTGACCGTCTCAGATGCGATGAGGAGGCCGCGCCGTGAAGGACCTGTTCGGCGATCGTCCTCGCCCCGGCCGCCGCGTGATGATGCACGCGGTCGATACCGGCAACGCTCCGGGGCTTCTCGAGGGATGGCGCACCACCGCCGGCGCGCGCTTCGTGTGCGCGCGGTGCGGACGCGACGACGGGTGGTCGTTCGATATGACCGTGTCCGAGGTTCGTCGCGGGCTCCCGTGCCCCGACTGCAACGGAGGCGGCGGCGATGGCTGACCTGTGCCCATGGTGTGGCAAGGGCCGCCTTCAGGTCATGCCGTGGCGTGGCGTTCTGCAGTGCGACGCCTGTCGTGTCGGCACGGTCGCCCGCGAGGGTGAGCAGAGGATCGGCTGCATCGTCCCCGGTTGCCGGCGATCGACCAAGGTGGGTGATTTCGACGAGTGGGTCTGCGGTCGCCACTGGCCGACCGTCCCTCGGCAGATGCGCCGCCTCTACGCCGCAGCGAAGCGACGGGCACGGCGCTCGGTGGGGATGCCGGAGACGATGAGGAGTGCGCTGGTCGCCGCGAGGGTCTGGCGCCGGTGCCGCGACGCGGCGATCGAGATTGCGATGGGGATCAGATGACCGATCACCTCAAGGAACAACGCGCCTCGCTCCCCGACGGTTACGAGATCGTGCCCGTCGCGCTCCTCGAACTTCTCGCAGACGCCGCCCACGGCGCCTACGACCCTGCGTTCGGCGGGAACGCCTCCCACATCCGACATGCCGGCGTCGCCGCCTCGAACATCCTTGCCCGCTATTGGGCGCGGAAGGCGGCACCATGACGCCCGGCCCCACCTATCCCCACCCGATCGGCGCTCGCGTCGCCGTCGTCGATTGTCACGGCGGTAACCGCGTCGAGGGCGTGGTGATCGGCACGCCCGGGCCTTGGACGATCAGCGTCGACACCGGGCGCGCCGTCTATCTCGCCGCCGTCGGCCTCGTGGTGGAGCGCCTGGATGTGGGTGCTAGTGAAATTTCCGAGGCCTCGCGCGAGGTCGAAAAAGTTGCAGCGTCGACGCCCGCAGTGGACAGGCGCGGGCAATTCTCGCTTTTCTGAGATCCTGCACGAGGAGGCACTATGGCCGGATCCATGCATCACATATTCGAGGGCGAACGCTACGTCGGATCGGACCTCGGAACGGAAACTCTCGGCGACGCCCGCGAGACCATCGAGGAGTTGGCGTTTGTTCTCCTCGCGACGACGGTCGCCGACCAGCGCGCCGACGCGCTCGCGCGCTTTTACCGCTGTGCTCGTGGTGAGGAGCGGTGGCCGGACTGGTGGACCCCGAACAAGGGATGGGATGACGAATGACCGAAGCCGAACGAGCCCGCGATCTGGCCGACTTCGCCGAGCGCGAAGGGTACATCGACATCAGCGAGGCGATGCCCGACGACGCCGAAGATCTGCGGATCTGGATCAAGGGCGCCCGGCTCCTCGCCGTATCCGAGGCGCCCGCCGCGGATCTGCGGGAGGCGGTAGAAGACGCAATCGCGGATGTTGGGCCGCAGCCTCTGTGCTCGGAGGCTACCGACGCCGCTCTCTCCGGCATCGACCGCGCCGGGTTCGCTATCGTGACGAAGGCGTTCATCCGGGAAGTCGAGGCCGTCGTCGCTTCGTTCGAGAAAGACGAGAAGAGCGGCTATCGGTCGAAGGATCGCCAGTTCGCGATTGACGTCCTCGGTCTCGCCCTCCGCATGAAAGCTGTTCACGTCCCCGTGCCGAAGCCGGTCGACGTTGCGGCCCTCCGACTTCAGGCCGCCGCCGACGCCATGTCCTATGCAGTCGAGGAAGGCGGCGTCGAATTTCTTGAAGCCTGGCTCGAGGACGACGTCGCCCGCATGCGCCGGGAGTGGCCGCAATTCGATCTGTCGTCGCTCAACAAGAGCAAGCGGGCGGCGCCCTCGAGAGGATAGCGGCGGCAGAATTGGTGCATAATAGTGCGCGTCACGGATTGACATCGTGGCGGAATTCGTGCATCAATATGCACGTAGACAGGAACCGAGCGATGCCGAAACCCGAGACCGAGACACGCAAGATCATCGCCCGCCTCAAGGCCGAGGGCTGGCAGAACATCGGCGGCGGCGAGCACGACCGCTATGTCAACGAAGCCCTTCCGGGTGTGGTGATCGCGGTCCCTCGGCACCGCAACCTCTCGCCGGGCGTCGCCCGGTCCATCGCCAAGGCGGCCGGGTGGTTCTGACCCACCCGGCGCCGAAGACGCCGTCCGACCATCGTTCCTTCCGGGTGATCAAAATGAACAGCTACGTGGGTATTCTCGACGGTGAGGGCTCCATCTGGGGCGTCCGCTTCCCCGATATTCCGGGGTGTGTCGGTGGCGGCTCTTCTCCGGAAGAGGCGATCACCGATGCCACGATTGCGCTTCGTGACGTGATCGCGTTCAAGTCCGGCGGCGGCTTCGCCGTTCCCGCTCCGACGCCCCTCGCGAAGGTTCTCGCGAGCGGGGAGGTCGAAAAGGGCGAGAGCGTCGTCTTGATCCCGCTCGTCGTTGACGCGGGAAGAACCGTCCGCGCCAATCTCACGCTTGATGCCGGTCTCCTTGAGGCGATCGACGTGGCGGCCAAACTCGCCGGGATCACCAGATCCGCGTTCGTCGCTTCGGCCACCCGCGAAAAACTGATGCGAGTGTGACCGCCCGGTGCTCGCCTGCTCACGTCGGGGATCGAACGAGAGCCCACAGGATGAAGGCGGCGACCGCCACGACGACGAACTTCATGAAGCCGTTCAGCGTCGCGCCGACGGCAGCGTCGAAGCGCGCCATGTAACCGGCCGGGATCAGCCACCCGGCGATGATGCGCGCGGCGCCGTAGAGGATGGCCCCGACCACCAACCAGAAGACAACGACCACCATGCCAGCCACTCCCCACGTGCACCCCGGACAATTCCGACGCTCGGAGTGACATTTCCGGCTGTCGGCGTGACATCCGCCCGCCTCGGCGGGACATTTTCGAGCATCGGCGGGACAACTCAATTCGTACGCGCGTCACAGTGATTTGCGCAACCCGAAAAACCTCGCGTTTTCTGTCAAGCGAAATGGTCGGATTTCGTCCGTTTCGGCGTGGTGAAGTGATTTCTCAGGAACTGGTCGCAACAGTATTGCGGCCGATCATCTATCGCCCGTCGGCGCAGATGGCTTATCCACCGGCCTCGGAAAAAATCAGTTGACCAGTTGGGACAAAATCCGAAATCTCTCCCGCGACAGGGCCTCGGATCGCGTGCGGCTCCCGGGGACGAGACAAGCCCCACGGCAACAAGGCACGGCGGAAGGGGGCGAGGACGCCTCAAGGCGCCCGCAGCACCCGCCTTCTGAAGGATGCTGGTCACCAAGAGATCGACGGGCGGCACGGAAGGACGTGCGAAGCTGTAGGCGAGCAGGTAGGCACCGCGTGCCGAACGCAGCGCGCCAGCCGGTATCAAGCCCGGCCCCATCGACACCAGCGGGCGGCCCTCAGAGGCCGCCCTTTGCATTTCAGGGGGTCACGATGTCCGTCGAAGTCATCGCCCTCGCCGACCTCGGCATGATCACCAAGTTCGCCCAGGTCGTTCAGGCGATCGGCGACGGACGAGCTCGAAAAGCCTTCGCGTGGGCGATGAACGAGCGCGGCCGCAAGGGCTTCACGGCCGTCAAGCGCGCCCTCGCGGCTCAGTCGTCGCTCACGGCCGCCGACGTCGCCACCGCCATGAAATTCCATTCGGCCGCCCCCGGTCATCTCGTCACCGAGATCGAAGGCCGATCCGGTTACGAAAGCCTCGCCCACTTCCATGCCCATCAGACCGCCTATGGCGTCGAGGCGACCGTGTGGGGTAGGTACCAGAGCTACCAGCATGCGTTCATGAGGAACGGGGTCGTCTATCACCGTGAGGGAACCTCTCGCCTCCCCATCGGCAAGCTCTATGGCGCCGGCGTCGCTCGCGAGATGGAGCGGGAGAACGTGCCCCCGACCTTCTACGCCTCCGCTGCCGACGTCTCGCGGGCGATCGATCGCATCGTCGCCGGCATTGCATCGGGCGGCATCCCTCACGCCTGACGCGGAGATGGCCCGCCCCCGAGGTGGCCCGGCGTGCGGAGGGTCATACCAAAGTTATTTGGGCTGACGGCGGAAATTCCCTTGACATCCTCGAAATAGGGACCGTAGCGCGCCCCTGAGGAGCCGTGCGGTGCGCTGCCGCAGTCCTTGGGTATTTATCGGCTCTGCCGATAACCGCTTCATTCTTCAGCACCTTGGGCGATCGGGGCGGACGATGGAGTTCTCGGACAAGGAAATGGGCCTGTTGCTCGGGGTCACCGGTCGCCGTGTCTGGCAGATGGCAGCCGAGGGGAAAATCCCGAAGCCGATCAACGGGAAGTACGACGGGCCGGCTGTTGTCCGGGCGCTTCTGCTGGCCGCAAAGCAGAAGCGGGCAGAGAGCCCGTCCGACAAGGCGATCGCCCGTGCGCGTGCCGCCCAGGCTGAAGCTCAGGAAATTCGGAACGCACACGCTCGGAAGGAACTCGTCGCCGTCGACGAGGTGGTCAACGTCTTCGACACGCTCGTCGCCGCCGTGCGCGACGAGATCACCGCGCTTCCGGCCCGGGTGACCCGCGACATGGACCTTCGCCGCAAGCTCGAGGCCGATATCGATGGTGTCCTCTCTCGGATCGCGGGCCGATGCGGCGACGCGGAAGATGCTGTTCGCTCGGGCGAAGGAGTTCCTGACGCCGCGTCCGAAGACGACGCCTGACGTTTGGGGCGCCGCGAACCGCATCTACCCGGCCACCACAGGGTGGCCCGGACAACGCAACCCGAACCTGACGCCCTATGTGATCCCGCTCCTCCGCGCGAAGGCCGCCGGCGGCTATCGGCGGTTCGTCGCCGTGATGGGCGCGCAGATGGGGAAGACCGAGGCGATCCTCGACATGATCGGGGCGCGCCTCGACCAGCGGCCGGCGCCGATCATCTACGTGGGGCCGACCCGCGAATTCCTCGTCGACCAGTTCGAGCCCCGCGTGATGGGCCTTCTCAACGAGGCGAAGTGCCTACGCGACCGCGTCGCCCGCGGCAAGCGCATGAAGAAGACCGTGAAGTACGTCAACGGCGTGCCGTTGCGGCTTGCTCACGCGGGCTCGCCCACGCCGCTGAAGTCGTCGGCCGCCGTCGAGGCATACGTCGACGAGTACGACGACATGCGGGCGAACGTCCGCGGTCAGGGCGATCCGCTCGGCCTGATCGAGGCGCGCGGCTTCACCTATGCCGACTTCTCGACGGTGATCGTCTCCACGCCGTCGGTCGGCAACATCGAGACGGAGGTCGATCCGGTGTCCGGCCTCGAGTTCTGGAAGTTCAACGATCCGGAGGAGATCGAGAGCCCGATTTGGCGGCTTTTCCAGGAGGGGACGCGGTTCCACTACGCGTGGCCGTGCCCTCACTGCGACGAGTTCTTCATCCCCCGTCTTCGGCTCCTTCGGTGGCCGAAGAAGGCGACGCCGGCGCAGGCGCGGCGCGCGACCGTGATGTCGTGCCCGCGTTGTGGAGCCGAGTTCGACGAGGGGAACGACGGGGCGACGAAGGAGGCGATGAACAATGCCGCCGTCTTCGTCGCCCCCGGACAGAACATCGTCGACGGGGTCGTCGTCGGGGATCCGCCGGACACCCAAACGTGGTCGATGTGGGTTTCCGGCCTGGCGTCGCCCTTCGTCTCATGGGGGGTTCGCGTCGAGGCGTATCTGACGGCCATCGGGTCCGGCGAGGTCGACAAGATCCAGACCCAGCGCAACGCGCAATTCGGCGAGCTTCATGCGGCGTCGAGTGGCGAGGCGCCCGAATGGCTCGAGGTATTCGAGCGGCGCGCGCCATATGCGCTCGGAACCATCCCGCCGGAGGTGGTCCGGCTCGTGATGGGTGTCGACGTGCAGAAGCACTCGTTGATCTACGTGATCAGGGGGTTTGGGGCGCGTGGCACGAGCTACCTGATCGATTTCGGCCAGATCTACGGGTCGACCGATCATCACGAGGTGTGGGACGAGCTCGCCGAGATCTTCACTCAGCCGATCGACGGCATGTTGATCGAACGCGTGATGATCGACAGTGGTTTCCGCCCCGACAAGCGCGATGCTGGCGACTACCACCGGGTCTACGAGTTCTGCAGGCGCTATCAGTGGATCGCCTTCCCGACCAAGGGCAAGGCGGTGATGCGGACGCCGTTCGCGATTTCGAGCCTTGAGCACAAGCCGGACGGCAAGAAGCGTCCGATGACGATCAAGCTCGTCCACGTGAACACAGACTTCTTCAAGTCGCTGGTTCATTCGAGGTTGCGGACACCTCAGAACTCTTCCGGAGCGTTCTTCGTTCCAGAAGGCATTACCGAAGACTACGCGAAGCAACTCACTTCAGAGGTGCGTTCCGTGGTCGGTGGGAAGCCGAAATGGACACAGATCCGGCGAGACAACCACTTCTTCGACTGTGAATGCCTGTGCGCCGTCGCCGGTCAGATGGCGAACGTCGACAGAATTCCTGACGGGGTTCGACGCGACGACGAGCCGGACCGCGAAGTCGATGTAGTGAAGCCGACCAGACGGCCCGGCACGGTCCGGCAAGGCGACTTCGACCCTGATGCGCCTTCGGAAGGCTCGTTTCCGTCAACGCCCAACCCTGATGCGCTGCGGTCGGTCCGTGATCGCTTTTCTCGTGCTTCCGGGACCTTCAACGACCGAGGGAAACGATGACGGATCAGTTCCGTGTTCGCGTTCGTCCGAAGGCCGGTGTTCCGGCCTCGGCGCAGAAGCCCCAGGTCGCGACCGGGGCCGAAATCCTCCCGCCGCGCGTTGGCGCCGAGTACATGCGCGGCGGCAGGGGGATCATGTTCGCCGGCTGGCGCCCCATCGCCCGAGAGCCGCAGACCGACATTCAGATGTCGTGGGACCTGGCGGCGAACCGGGCGACGGACATGATCCACAATTCCGGGTGGATCTCCGGGATGGTCGATCAGGCGACGGCCGACACCGTCGGAACCGGCCTCCGTCTGCGGTCGATGCCCGATGCGAAAGCACTCGGCATCACCGAGGACGCGGCGTCGGAACTCGCCGACATCATCGAACAGCGCCATGCGCTGTGGGCGAACCGACCGGACGAGTGCGACATCGAAGGTCGCCGGACGTTCGGCCAGATGCAGGCCGCCGGTTTCAAGTCCTGGCTGGCGACGGGCGAGATCTTCGGGGAACTGCCGTTCCGCCGGCGCCCGGGAAACCGGTACGGGACGAAGGTGCGCCTCGTCCCGTCGCATCGCTTGTCGCGAAAGACGGTCTACGAGGACAACCTGATCTCTGGTGTCCGCATGGATGCCGACGGCTATCCGACCGCCTACGTGGTTCACAAGCGGGATCTCCTCTCGAGCTACACCGAGCACGAGGTTCCCGCACGGGACGCCTACGGACGCCCCCGCGTGATCCACGCCTTCGACAGTTCGATCGGCGCCGTGCGGGGGATCACCCCGCTCGTCTCTGCGCTTCAGGTGTGCCGCCAGTTCGACCAGTTGGCCGACGCCACGCTGATGGCGGCTCTCGTCCAATCGGTGTTCGCGGCGTCGATCACGTCGACCGATCCGACCGAAGAGACGCTTGCCGGTCTCCTGACGCCTCAGGAACAGGCGCGCCTCGCATCGCAGGGCCTCAGCCCCTACGACGCGTGGTTCGAGGCCCAGGCAGGCTGGTATGACCGGGCGGTGCTGAACGTCGGCATGAACGGCCGCGTGACGCATCTGTTCCCCGGGCAGAAGATGGAGTTCCATACTTCGGCTCATCCGAATTCCGGATACAAAGACTTCTCGCTTCATCTCCTTCGGGAGATAGCTCGTTGCTTCGGTCTCACCTATGAGAGCGCGACGGGAGATTATGAGAAGGCGACGTATTCGTCGGTTCGTATGGCTGTCAACTCGATCTTCGGCATCACTCTATATCGTCGGAAGAACATCGTCGCTCCGTTCTGTCAGACCGCCTACGAGGCATGGCTCGAGGAAGAGATCGAGATCGGTGGGATCGACTTCCCTGGCGGCGTCGACGGCTTCCTCTCCAATCGGGCGGCGGCGTGCCGCGCCGAGTGGATCGGTGCGCCGAAGCCTCAGGCCGACGACCTGAAGACCGCGCGCGCGTCCGAGACCTATCGGGCGATGGGCGTCATCACCGACCAGCAGATCGCGAACGACCTCGGTCAGGAGATCGAGGACGTCTACCGAGACAGGGCTCGTGAAAAGAAGCTCCGCGAACGGTATGGGCTCCCCGACCAAGCCCCGGTTCATGGCGTCGTCGGAAACGCAGACGGCGGCGACCCGCCGGACGACACCGAGGACGCACCCTCGGATCAGCCCAAGAAGGACCCGTCCGATGGTTGACACCACCGACTATTCCGACCCGTGCGCGGTCCTCGCCAAGCTCCGCCCGGCCTACTACGCCATCGTCGCCGGTGAGAAGGTGGCGAAGGTCGAGATCACGACCGGGAACGGGACGTCGAAGTCCGTCGCCTACCAGAAGACGGACCTCGAGTGGCTGAAGGCCGAGATCGGGCGCCTCGAAAGCGCGTGCAAGGCCAAGACGACGGGGCGCCCGTCCGTTTCTGCGGTCGTCGCCGGCGGCGTCGTCCCGTACCCGACGAGGGTCTTCCGATGACGCAACTCGTGAACGTCATGGATCGGCTGTTCGGCCAGCCGCTCTTTCTGCACCCTCAGAAGGCGGAGATCGTCGCCGGTATCATCCTCTCGCGGTCGGGGTTCGATCGAGCGCTCGCGCTCGAGACCCCGGTCGACGTCGTGGCCGACGCAGCGCTCGACGGTCCGGAGGCGAGCCGCTTCATCGGAAGTCGTCGCCGCGCCGACGGCAGCGGCGGCCTCGCCCGAACGAAGGATGGCGTCGCCGTGATCGACGTCATCGGGTCTCTCGTGAACCGCGGAGCATGGGTCGGTGCGTATTCCGGCCTCGTCTCCTACGAGGGCATCGGTGCGCAGGTGGATGCGGCAGTCGAGGGGGCGAAGAAGGGCGAGATCAAGGGCCTCATCATCGACATCAACTCGCCCGGCGGCGAGGCGACCGGCATGTTCGCTGCGGCGGAACGGATCCGAGCCGCGCGGGCCTACATGCCGATCGTCGCCGTCGTAAACGACATGGCGGCGAGCGCGGCCTACGGCCTCGCCTCGTCGGCGAACGAGATCGTGATCTCGCCGACCTCTCTCGTCGGGTCGATCGGCGTGGTGTTCATGCACGCCGATCGGACGAAGGAGAAGAAGAAGGCCGGGATCGTCGAGACGGCGATCTATGCGGGCGCGAACAAGACGCTCGGCATGGGGACGCTGACCCCCGAGGCGAAGGCCTCGTTTCAGTCGATGGTCGATGTCTTCTACGAGCGGTTCCTCGAGACTGTCGAGGCCGGCCGCGGGGAGCGCACGACCGCCGAAGCGGCGCGCGCCACCGAGGCGTCCGTCTACATCGGACAGGAAGCGATCGAGAAGGGCCTCGCCGACCGCGTGGGCACATTCGATGAGATCCTGTCGGACCTCTCCACCCGTCCCGCCACGCGGCGGGCTCCCAACAGCAAGGGGCTCACCATGAGCACGAACGCCAATCCCGCCGCGACCGCCGATCAGTCGGCCGCCATCATCACCGAAGCGCAGGCCGCGGCCCGCGTCGAGGCCGCCCGCGCCGAAGCCAAGGCCGAAGGCATCAAGGCCGAGCGGACCCGCTGCGAGGCGATCCTGACGTCCGATGCCGCCAAGGGTCGGGAGGCCATGGCCGCGCATCTCGCGTTCAAGACGGACATGGCCGCCGCCGACGCGACGGCCCTCCTGGAGACCTCGCCCAAGGCCGCGGCCGGATCGAGCGTTCCGCCGATCCATCAGCGGGCGGCGGGTCTCCCTGAAGCCGGCGCGTCCGGCGGCCAGTCGTCCGGCACCCCGGCGGCCGAGAACATCTCCGCCATGTGGGATCGCGCGACCGCCCGCGCCAACCCGACCGTCAACACCGGGCGCTGATCCGCGCCGCGCCTCTGTAGGAGATCGACAAGATGTCGACCGTCTTCACCGAAAAGCTGCATGCCGCCGCCTTCATCATCGACGAGGAGGAGGTGAACTATTCGCGCGACGTCCTGACCATCAAGTCGGGCGCGGGCCTGCTCGCCGTCGGCACCGTCCTCGGTCAGATCACCATCGGAACCGCGACGGTCGCCGCCAAGGCCGGCGGCAACACCGGCAACGGCGTCTTCACGCTCGACGCCACCGCGCCGGTTCAGGCCAGTGCGAAG